CTTCACCCATCTTTGCTAATTCTGCTGCTTTGGTCATGCTAAATCTCCTAGAAATCCTTGTGCATTTAATGACAAATCAGCTGGTGTACTTCCAACTCCTGAAGTTATAGTAACACCATAATTAGATCTAAAGCTACTGGTAGCATAAGCATTACCTGTACCCTGTAAGTGACTACCTCTGCTTGACTCATTGTCTACAGAACCATCTAAAAGAACATAATTAGTGTTTGCCATTGCATTACTAAAAGATGTGGTATGATCTCCTGTGCCATTATCCGTCATACCACTAACATTAAAGCTATCTCTACTAGCAGCACCACTAGCTTGACCATTAAAGTTCACCCAAGCCTTTGCTGTACCTTGATTAATCGTACTCATAGCAGTAGAATTATTACTACTTGCATCTGTTAATGTGTTTACTCTTAATATACTAGCCATTATGCTAAATCTCCGTGTACTGATGACCAAACATTTGAAACATCAATAAAGGCAGCTGATTCATTTCGTCTTTTAGTATCATAACCTTCAGTTGTTTCTGTATCAGACCAACCATTACCATATGAATGGTCGTGACTTTGTATGGAATAAGTAGCGTTACCCATGTTAGCTGTAAAAGTAATTCTATAAATACCAGTCCCTTCGTCTGCTATACTACTAAAGTTAAAACTATCAATAAAAGAAGGTGTTCCTGACCCATCAAACATACACCATGCCTTACATAACCCTTGTTGCAGATTAGTTGTTGTACTATTGCCTTCACCTGTAACAGATATAGAACCTGCTGTGGTTACACCTGTAAATTTATCTACTTTGAGTTCACTAGCCATTATGCGAGGTCTCCAAACAATGATACATAAATACCAGAATAATCTAACGCCAAAGCATTAGATGTTGCATGAGCACCTGCACGAGTATCAAAATCTAAAGTGCTTGTAGAATTTGGATGGTCGCCTGTTTGACAAATTCCGGGATTTCTAATATTTGTTGAAACACTTGAGCCATCATTTGCTGTATTCCAAACAGAACCAAAGAAAAACTTATCTGATGCACTATTAAAATTATTAGTAAAAGTAGATGTAAAATTACCTGTTGCATTATCTGCAATACTAGTTTGATTTAAACTGCCATCAACTTCTGGTGTATAAGCATCATAATTTACAAGAAATTTTGCTACTCCATTTGTAAGACTTTGCGTCACTGAACCACCTTCAGATACAAAGGTTGAATCAGAACCTTTGACCTTTACATTTGTGCCACCACTACCTGCTTTATCTACAATGGTATCTACATTTAACTGACTTGTCATACGATACTCCAATAGCCATTAACAGTAACTGTTGCTGACTGTGTTATAGGACCTGCACTTACACCATTCTCATCACTATCTATTGTAATATCTGCACTTATTGTCTGTCCGTTTAATCTTATAATACTATTATTGCCCTTGAAAGGATACCTCGTATCTGCTTCTGATTTTGTATAACTATCTGCTACAGAAAAAGTATCATAGACAACCATTTCTACTATATCATTCAAACTTGCTGCTTGAACTAATACAACAGTTGTGCCAGTTGTTGCAACGTAGTCATCACCCGGCACTAACAAAATACCATTTTGATATACATCCATGTACAGACTATCGGTGTAACTTAGTGATAGTGAGTTTGCATCTGATCCACTGAAGCTGGTTTGTCCAGCCGTGGCTTGATACTGAAACCTACTTCTTACACCAAAATTTTCTGAACGACCTATGTATGGCATTGTTTACCTCTCTTGTGATTCTTTCCAAGTTTTATAATTAGCTTTCACTGTGTCTGTCCAAACTGCATTAGCAATCGCTTGTACCTCTGTTGCTTCTTTAGATATATCTGAATCAGGATTTAAAACATGTCTATGTCTTGATCTACTGATTTCTGTGCCATCTTCTTTGATAACTGTATCGGTAGCAACTTGAACATGCCAACTCCCCACAACCTCTATTTTGCTTATTTCAAATTCTTTTGTTATTGCCATTTTTTTTCCTTTATGCTGTTGGATATGCTGCACTAAATTCAAGCCAACGATTAGACGCATCTGCATTTGAATTAACAGCAGCACCTAGCATAGTATACATTTGTATTCGTGAACTATTTTGCACCACATAAACTGTACTTACAGTATGATTTACTACTGTAAACATATTTGCATAACCTATTGCTCCACTTCCAGAAGCATAACCATCTGCATTTGATCGTGAAGCATAAGGCAATCCATCTATTTTGACTGTTGCATTAGCATTAGTACCAGAAAATCTCATAGAACAAGTTAAGTAACACATATGACCAATTTTAACGTATGAAGCCTCTAAAAAATCTGTAGTAAAACTACTCCAACCACTACTAATGGTTGGTGTCCAAAATCCCTCTTCATAATCATCAAAAAGTTCACTAACAAGAGAAGCACCAGTAGCACTTGAATTAGCAGTCGCAGCAAAATCAATACCATGACCACTTGCTAACGTCACATTTCCATCAGTAAGTGTCAAACCATTTGCTATTGTAAGGCTAGTGCTTGATAAGGTTAAACCCTCTGCACCTGCCCCTCTTACTTTAGTTAATGCCATCCGTTACTCCTATGCGTATGGACTGTCACCTAATACACTTGTATCCCAAGCTGCTTTTAACTTAGCAATAGTATCTGCATCTGTTATTGCTTTTGCAGCAGGTGCATCTCTTAATGCTTTTTTCTTAGTTACACTAGCTGCTTGTGCAGAACTATCTCCAGCTTCTAATGCTTTCATATAGACCACATCTTCTTCTGCTAATAACGGAGTTCTAACTTCTCTAATCTTATCTTGAAAAATCTTTTTAGATTCAGCTAGATCTTCTGTTATTGTTTTACCAGATAATGTCCAAGCACCTCTGAAATGTCTATCTGATGGCACAGTTGCATCTGATGCTGCAATGGTGTTGCCATCTTTATCTACTATGTTGGTTGTCATTTAAGCCACCTCATCTTTCTGTATGGTTAGTTCTTCGTTAATCTTCCAAGCATTTCGCCATACTCTTGTGCTAGGAAGTTGATTCTTTCTGCATATAACCATTCTTGGTTTATTTGCTTTATCATAATCTCTCCACACTCTTTGTGGAAGATCTTTCATGATTAAATACTCTATAGCTCTTTCTTCTGTCATTGCCTCTATTGGCTTTGTATTATGCAACAAATAACCTCTTGTATGCTTTACAAAGTCTGGCTTTGCCTCATCTTTTGCTAACTCCCAGTATACTTCAACTGGTGGCAATATACCACCTTGCAATGCACAAGCCATCCAATTAGGGTCAGGGTGTGTAACCTTTGCAGGTTCATCAGGTGACTCTGGGTCTTCCCATACAACACAATATTCTGTTCTATAAGGCTCTAACTTCTCTTTTGCCCAACACAATCTATCCCAAAGATGTGTGCCTTGAAATTCTGGTGTTTCTATTGTCATGCTAGGTCTCCAACTAAAATACATTCAACTCTTGTTGCATCATAAAAACTACTACCTAAAGAACAACATTGCACTTCGTATGTATTAGTGGCAAGATTTTGATCTCCCATGACATACATATCTCTGTAATATGTTCCCTCATCTCCTGACGCAGATGTTGCTACAGAAAAGGATGTGTCAGTCATAGGGTTGTCCATAGTCATTTTAAATATACCTGTGCCTTCATCAGTTATAGACGTTGTATTCAAAGAGGCATTTATTGTTCCTACCATAGTAAAAGTTATACGTTGTTTAGGCACACCACTCACAATAAAGTCTGTATCCAAAGACTTAGCAGTAGATGTTATCTGTCCACTTGTCTGTAACGTATCAAATGCTATTGTTCCGTTTGCCATTATGCTAAGTCTCCAAATAACGCACTATAAGTTAATTTATCTATATCTATATAACCTCCAGTACCGCTTTGTGTATAAGCCATTTGTAGTCTATAAACGCTTGTTGAGTTTGTATCATTTGTTGGATTACAAGATATTATAGGCTGGTTTGCAGCTATGTTAGAAGCTGTTGCAACTATTGAATAATTAGCATTTGCCATATCATTTGTAATTTCAAATGTGTAATCTCCTGTTCCGTTGTCTGTCCCCGAAGTTATATTAAAAGAATCATTTATACCTGCGGTAGGTGTTCCATTCAACCAGCACTTTGCCAATCCTTGTTGAATACTTGTCTGTGCTGAACCCTCACCTCTAATAGTCATAGAGTTTGCACTTGCACTAACTACAGGTGTTGAGCCAATGGTTATGGTTGTTGCAGTGGACTTGCCTGTGATTGTGTCTAGTATTACTTCACTCATGTTCTTATCCTATTAACCTAACAGTAAATGATGAGTATCTTCCATTATTATCTAAATAAAGCTCACCTTGATTTAATCGCACCGAAATATAATCACTTGCAGCAAGTTCTACTAATGCGTGAGCATGAAGCTCAACATATTGAGTATCTACTGAATTATAACCATGATGCAAACTAACTGTTCCATTTTTCATTATTGTAAACTGTATGTTTGTTGATGCACTATTGTTTGCTAAAAACTGACACTCAGCAGCATAAATACCAGCAACTGGAGCAACAAATCTTCCTGTGCTTTCACTATAACAACTACCTTGATTAAGTAATATGCTATCAAATCTAACATCAACACCAGTTGAGGTATAGGGGTTACTACCGTCTTGTGCATTAGATGTAGTTAGTCGTGCCATACAACATGGAATTTTTGGCATGTTTACACGACCACCACTATCAATAGTCATCCCACTTGTACCATTTGTATGTTGTATGGTTTGTACTTTAAGTGTACTCACGATACCACCAACCTTCCACCACTATTGACCGTCAAAGTAACACCACTATCTATTGTAAATGTTCCAGTAACCTGTGCATTTTCTGTGGCTAGTATTGTTGTATTAGCAGTTAAGTTTTGTGCATTAGTTCTAAACAAACCGCCTGCTTTAAAGTTACCCTTGTTTTCTGCGGCTGGTGTGACTGTGCCAGTCTGTGGTGCTAAAAAGTTTACAAAGATATTTGCAGTTCCAGAACTAGGTGCGGCAGTAAATGTCAAAGTTGTGCCATCTGGTATGGTATATGCTGATGTATCTTGAACAACACCATCTACAGAAACAAGCACATCTTGTACTGAACTTACTGTTCTATTTAATGTAAATGTAGTATCTGAGTTATCGCCATTAAATCTTTGTACGGCAGTTGTAGCCTCAAAAGTTGTAACTGGTGACTTACCAACAAAAGGCATTATGTTATCTCCATTATTGATATGGTTATATCAGATGCTCCTGATGCAGTCAGTGTAAGTTCGTCAGTATCTTCTAATACAACTTTATTTCCAGCTAATAATTCAAGAGACGAACCTACAGGCACGGGTGCATTTTTAATTAAATGAACTGTGTTATTAGCACCACCATTAGTACCACTATGTGTTCTACTGGCTGTATCTGATACAAGTTTTACTGATACTGTAACTTGACTTGTTGTTGTGTTAGCTACCATAATTCCTAGTACTATTGTTGCAACAACAGATCCACCTGCAACATATATTTGCTCTTCGGCTGTTATATTTGTCGCAGTAACTACTTTAAATGTATTCGCCATGTTATCATCCTAACGCTATTGCTAATGCTGTTGCCTCATTCGCTGCATCTGTAGCACTTGTTGCACCTATATCAGATAGCACCTCTGATGCACTTCTGCTCTCTAAACCATTTGCAGTAAATCTTGCAAACTCATCATCTGCTACACTTGCACTATCTATCTTGACTGCGTTTGTATTTGATATACCAAAAGTTAATGAGGCTTGACCACCAATATCACTTAACACTTCAGATGCACTTCTGCCCTCTATTGATGTTCCAGCTACACGCAAAAAATCATCATCAGCTACACCTGATGTAAACACTGGTACATTTGTATTTGATATACCAGTAGCTGCGACTGCGGCTGTACCTAATCCTAATGTTGTTCTTTGAGCCGATGCGTCTGCATCATCAAGCAATGCTTTACCTGCTGCTGTTAAATCATATGTTGATGCCGTTCCAGATCCAGTAAATTGTATACCTTTATCTGCGGCTGATGTTAAACCAGCTAGTGCTTGTAACTCTGCATCCAATCTTGCATTTGCTACAGTTCCAGATAACTGTGAAGCATCTATAGTTTTATTTGTTAATGTTTGCGTTCCAGTATCAGAAACAAGAGTTGCGTCAGCATTTCCTATTGTGCTTCCACCGGGCAGAGTCAATGTATTAGTTGCTGATTGACCATGAGCTTGAGGAGATATAGTCTGTGCATGATTATTACTAACTTCACAATATAGTTTTAGTTGTCCAACAGCACCACTGTTACTTCTAAGCTCTATCACACCACCATTTACAGTAAGATCATCACCTATAGATAAATCTGCACCAAGTGTTGCATTACCACTAGCATCTAAAAATACTGACTTTGATGCTGGTATTGTACAAAATATAGTTTTTGTACCAGCACTAAAATTTACTGCGTTATCACTATTTGAGCTACTAATAACTGTAGTTCTAGCTATGGTGCTAGAGTCACTACTTAATGTGCCTAATCCAACTTCAAACTCTGATGTGCCGGGCAATGTAACTGCATAGTATGTAGTGTTATTATTTCCAACACCAGCAGCAAAAGTCTCAAATCCAGTAACTGCACCTGCTAGTGCAAATGGGTTAGTGCCACTTGTAGTTGTAGTTTCTTTTACTCTGTCATTTAATACCAATGCCATTATTTAAGCTCTATTGTTAAGTTATTTTGATTTATTCTAAATATATCACCACTTGCTATAACCTTACTTGCATCTAATGCTCCTATAAATAGTACATTTCCACCAGAGCCAACTACATCTAAACTAGCACTAGCTGCAGTTGTTATAAACACATGAGTTATTGTTTCCGTTGATCCAGTTGAAGGATCAAATTCTATATTAGCTCCATTTTTTATTGTTTGTGTATCAGCAGATTCTGCTGTTAATGTCCACCCAGAAGCTGGAACTTGCTTTCTGCCATATCCTGTAAACGTAGCTTCTGTTATAACTGGGTCTCCAGACTCACCTGTTGTATTATCAAAATTTGTTACATTTGTAGCTAATCCAACATATATACCATCTCCAGGTGAACTAAACGATGCTGCATTGTTTTTGAAAATAAAACTTAAAAGTCTATTTTCTAAGAAGGTGGTTGCTGCGTTTGCTGTTGCCATTTTTTACTCCTATGTTCTCGGTCTTGATGGTAGACCAACTCTATAACCATCTGTGTTTTCTCTTGCTTCTCCAAGATCTTTTACTCTTTCTAAGTATTGTGTGAACAGTCCGTTATAGTTTTGTATCACATCTGGCTCACCTTTCATAAAAGTATAAGCCTCTACAAGAGATCCGTAAAGTAAAGCAAAAGGTGCGTTAGTGCTAACCCATGTTGTACCACTATCAGAACCTGCCGT